GTTTTGCATTCGTTGTGAACCTATCCCGCATGGATAGTGCGCTGAACTCTGCAGTCGCTGCTGCGGCGTATGCGGCCCTGGGCACGATTACGGCAAGTGGGGGTTTCCTCACAGCCAAGTTGTGCAAGAGTCGTTGGAGTAGAGTTCTTGGAGTGGCAATCTCCGCGTGTGTTGGAATCACCGCCTTTAGCAATATTCGTGGAAATGAATGGTTGATCCTGTTTCTCCGCCAAGTTATTACTAGGTACTTGGCCGGACGAGTCAATAAATTCGGTAATGATCAAGTACGGGCGACTGTACGAGATCATGCTGTCTTTCCTGACCGTGATCATGAATCAAGAACAAACGTTCATGGAAGCGAAGCTAACCATCGCAATCTTGCCGATTGGTACATTGTATCATTGGCAAATGCTTTGGGTCGGGGCGTCTGGTCCATTTCGCAGTCCCAGAAGGATCAAACTTTGGGTGTTCCTGGTAGTCGTGAGTTCTACATATCAAAGGATGTTGGACTTACCCCTGCCGAAGACCCATTGCCTGATGGGGGTATTATCAAGTCAATAGACGTCGACTATTACATGACCCAGACACAGATAGCTCGTTTTCTGCAACTGGGTTTGACATTCTCGATGTATACTATTGTACCTGATGACGTGTCATGGTCAACTGATGAGGTGTCGGCAACGTGGGTTGGTGACAAACTTCAGATGGCCATTGCAGGGGGGGCGGTGTATGAGCACCCTCTGTGGGATTGGCGGCGCGATTCTGCTACTGTCATTAGTTGGCAGTGGTGGCTCCCGACCTATACACGGTTCTGGGTGGAGTCCAAGGAAGTAGCGCCCCACCGATGCGTTGTTACCCTCGTCCCTGAGTGGTCTGTGAGTGGTTTCAGCGTCCTGCTGGCATGGCTGTTGGGCCATGATCCGATCCAGCGTCTCACCCCAAAAGGGAAGCGTTCAAGATGGCTCCGTATCCAGGGGAAGCCAACAGGCACATCTAATGGTGTGTACTATTCTGTTGGTTCTCCGGGGGCCTGTCAATCTGAACGCATACCTGAGGAGGCGTGGATCTATCTGGTGAAACACCGCGAGGTCAACGGTAAGACGATGACGCCTGCTGCGGTCAAGCGGGTATTGTCGTACTTCAACGTTGATGAGCAAGTCAAGCAACATCCCCTCATTGTGTTAGCGATCGATGAGGCGCTTGACACGCAACCACTCCCCCGGCTCAACGCTGCGCCGGGCCGTTACTATGAGCCTGTGTATCGTTCCGAACCAGTTACGGACTCCAAGCCTGCTGGCCGGTTCTACATAGCGCCCATAATGGATGGTGCCTTTGTGCCCAAGCGCGGTCGAACTAGCGACTGGGCAACCATCGACGGCCGAATCCTTCGACCTCGTGCTGCGCTAGCGCCTTGTGATACTGATCCTCGAGTTGAAGCTGAGCTCCTCGAGTACGCGAAAGAGCTTATTCCTTTGATCTTTCGGCCCGGTTCTGTTGTCCCTCTAGACATAGAGGAGGTTATCGACTTACAGGACCGCCCGAGCCAGGTTGCATCTGCGATGGCAGATGAAATGCTCCCTGGTGATGCGAAAGACCCATTGGAGTCCTTTCAGAAAGTGGAAGCATACCCTAAGGTAACCTTCCCGCGTAATATCACAAACGTAGGGGTTAACCATCGGAAACGGTGGTCTGCCTTTACATTGGCGCTGGTGGCAGTGCTCAAGGAGAGCGATGCTCCGTGGTATGCTTTCGGTATGCCACCCGGTCAACTCGCGGAGAGAATGCACGCTTTTGCACTCGACGCGGAATTTTTAGTTGAGGGTGACTTCGAGAAGTTCGACGGGTCTCTTCGTCGTATTGTGCGGACGTTTGAGCGGCTTGTGATTATGCATGCTGCCCATCCAAAGTTTGTTGAAGACTTACTTGATCTGCACGATGCCTTGTTGAGACGCCGGGCTACCACGGGCTATGGGGTGTCGTATTCAGTCGATTACACGCGTTGTTCCGGCGAAGCTGGCACAAGCATTTTCAACACACTCATCAACTTGTACGTGCATTACTGCGCGTACCGGAGGATGGGACTGTCACCTAGGACAGCCCTTTCTCGAGTTGGTCTGGTTGGAGGAGATGATGGTGTCGTCCGGGACATTGATCCCGAGATCTTGGAGGCCACTGCCCTTGATTTTGGGATGAAACTCAAGGCAGCAGTCCGTCGGGCGGGGCCTGTTGGATTCTTGGGACGCTTGTTTATCGATCCCTGGGAAACTGAAGAGTCGTATTTTGATGTTGCAAGGTGCTTGTCCAAATTGCACTTCACACATAATGCGGATCCTACGATCCCGGTCTCCACTCATTTGTGGCGGAGAGCGGTTTCACTCTGGATCACCGATAGTCGAACCCCACTACTCGGTACTCTTGCCAGGCGCATTTTGCGGTTGATCCCCGAAGGGGAAATTGATGATTCTAGCCACATCCAGCCGTGGCTTATGGAGATCAACCGCCATTTGCGTGAATGCCATGGTCGGAGGGTGCGCTCGGATGTCATTGTCGAGAATTGGCCTGAACCTATTTTCCCCGGGCCGAATCGTTATGTTATTCAAGCGATTGAACAAATCGCCACTCAGCTCGACATTGTCACCCGAGACCTCACGAATATCAATGATACTTGGGCAACAGCAAGTACATTGGAGGCTATCTTCCGACCAGAGGCACCATGGTTTGTCGCTCCCGATGTTCCAGCGACGGTGACAGCGGAGCTTGATGGTGAGATTGTTGGTCCTGCAACGATCCCTCAAGCCCCTGTCATCCCTGCGGGGCCGCAGCCCCCCCGGGAGAAGCTCAAACCATGCCGTGACTATGCAGCCGGTCAATGTCGTCGGGCACACTGCAAGTTTGCTCACATTGACTGCAAGGCCTTTGCAGTTGGGCGCTGCAACCGCGAGCGTTGTCGGTACCGACACGCTCCCGCGGCGAGCCTCTAAGTCACGGCCGGTCTTCCCTCGACCTTAAATTGGGCGGGAACACCCCCGACAGCGGGTCGCTGGCGAGCGAGGTATAAATACGCCGCCCGCTGCCAATACGTATAGTCTCAGCTATCGTATAATTTTCTATGTCTCCTGTAGGCAAAGGAAAGGCAGCACGCAAGTCGCGCTCACGCAAGAGAGCAACCGTGAACCTTGAAGTTCATGGGGACGTACCAGGTATGGGTCGTGGTGGAGCTAAATTTGGGCTCAACACCCGTTCCCGTTCGGCCGTTCCAGTCGCAACCTCTCGCTCCATGCAACAGTCTGGTCCTGAAATCACTTCTACCAGGCGTGGCAGGGATCTCGTCGTCGTGGTGAAGCACCGAGAGTTTATCGGTGACGTCAATGGGTCTGAGGATTTCTTTCTCAGTCAGTTCGCGGTTAACCCGGGGCTGGCGGAAACTTTTCCTTGGCTCAATGAAGTCGCCCAAAACTTCGAGTCCTATCACTTTCGTTATCTTCGGTTCCAATATCAACCCCAGGCCCCCACTACAGCACCGGGGACGGTTATGTTGGCCATTGATTACGACGCAGCGGATACCGCTCCGACGGAGAAGATTGAGTTGATGAGTCTGGTTGGCGCCGTTCGGTGTGCCGTCTGGTCTGAGATCGAGCAACGCAGTACTGCCGACGATCTCAAGAAGATGGCCCCCCGCCTTTATGTCCGTACGACGAACTTGGCTTCGAACCTCGATATCAAGACCTATGATGTCGGGAATTTGTTCATTGCCACGGTCGGCGCTACGGCCATAACGGTGGGCGAACTCTACGTTGAGTATGAGGTCGAGCTCACCAGTCCAACCTGGGAAGGGCAAGTGGATGAAGCAGCCTCATGGTCATCCACTTGGGCCACAGGAGAGGGTGGTACCTCTCCTATGGACCTGACCCCCTTCAACGGAACCAGGAACGTCAAGGGGTCCTTGCCGATGTCGACTCTGGACAGTGATAAACTGGTGTTTGGTGTCGTGGGCACCTTTATGGTGACATACTTCACGAACCAAGCATCTAACACTGTCCAGAATGCGAGTGAAGTTTGGACTGCGGACACTGGGTGTGACACGATTCAGCTCTATCCGACCACAACCGATGGGGCTGTTTTTCACATGTGCCAGGCAGCGTTGGTTGTTGATGTACATGTTGTTGGAGCCACGGTAACTTTCAGAACACCCTCCAACACCAACACAACACTTACTGCCAGCTCTGTGACCGTGTCCCCCTTTGCGGCCGGGATTGAGGCAAAACCACCCATTGGTCCTGCACTGAAAGGGAAGAGTGGTCCCTATCGGTGGCTCTCAAGGACCAAGGTCTTTTGCCCATTCTGCCAGTTGAAGGCCAAGTCTTGTGTTTGTGGACCTGAGATCCCGAGACTGACCTTGCAGAACGTTCTTGCGCGGCGCTTCTTGGGGAGCATGCAACTAACCAACACGCCCCCCAGCAGGCTTTCCAGTGTCTCCTGCTGCTCCAAAGACGCTGGCCCGTCCGAAGCTCCATGACGTTAAACTAGTGAGCTCCTGGGCATGACATTAAACTGCCCCGCTCGTGTTTGCGCGCCCAAAGTAACACCTCTGCCGGCCGAGCATTTGTGCAAATGCTCGTGTCGCCAGAGGTGGCGCACCCGCG